CAAAATTTTTCAAAAATCAAAACTAAATTGTTTATAACTTAAAACTAAAATAATAAATAAATTTTATACATTCAAAAATAAATAGATTTGTTTCTGAGATCCTTTCGATTTCTTTGGTAATATAATTACTTAAAAATAGGAAAGTATCTCAGAAACAAATAAAAATGCGTTGAAATAGCAATCAAAATTAGAACAAAATTTTTCAAAAATCAAAACTAAATTGTTTATATGAAATTAATAAAATAATATTTTAGGTAGAATTCCTCCAATATGAATTCTGGCGATTTAAAAACATTTAACTCGGCGGTTTTACCTAATTCTTCAACAGTGCATCGTTCGAAGAAACTGCGTTAAAGTAAAACACTATTCTGCATAAGAACTAAATTCTATCATTACAGACGTAGAATGAGTGTGTTTTATTAAGAGTTTGGAGATAAGGAAACATCAAGAGAAAGCTGCTAGAGATTTCTGAATGTAAAAAACTTATATATTCACTTAATTAATAACAAGATTAAAGTCTTGTAAACTTCCAATTTTCGGGTGTCACTACTTAAAGGATACACGCACCACGTTTAGATTGGGAACGTAAAATTTTTGGTTTATTTTAAATAAACCGTTTCTTGACTGAACAAAGCATCATCACGTTCTGATGAGCTCAACGACCAAAACTTGTTCATGTCATCTTCATGATTCTTCGAGACGACCATTGACATCATGTCATAATCGGCATTCCAGACAAATTTCATGTGCTTTGCGGCACAAGAGGCGTTCAGTTTCGAGCGAACTAGTTCATATTCATCACGACCACGATGGAAAGCAAATCGCATAGCTGTTCCAAAATTGGTAATCATTTGATCTTCCGTGGTGAGTGAAGTCCCAGTTCGGACCCAAGCTAACAACTGGTTAACTTGAGAAAGATTAGGAAGTACAGTATAGTATCCATTATTACTATAGAAACCATTCTTTAAAAATTGTACTTCTTCGAGAGTTTTAGCACTGACAGTCGGAGTCTTATCAGGAGCTGTTATTTCATAACCGATCATATTATAACCAGCTACTAATCTATCAACCGTGACAAACTGACGTGCTAGAGGAGAAATTGCAATAATGATATCATCAGCAGCTTTAACACTGCGACAATGTTCGATAATAAAATCGATAGTAGCATAATGAGGTGCATACTTTTTCAATATCTTATAACAAACAACTCCAAAAATCATTTCATGTACTTCTGAATTTTCCATGAATGTGCCGGGGTGACCCGACAAAAGACCAGAACTTTTGACGTACATCAAATCTTCAAAAACAACATCTGAATGAATATAATCAACAACTAAACCATATGCGATACGTTCAAAGTCTGTATCCCATGTTCTTCCTGCTGCTTGTGCAGATTCTTTCAAAATCTGCAAACGTACTTCAGTTGACATATTCATTAAATATTGGCTCATCTTTTCTTCCCATGCTTTTACGTCAAAGTCAATAACATAATCATGATATTTGAGATGTGTTGCAACTTTATGCCAATGAACCTCTGGGTTGAGGCCCATGGCAAAGGGAGATGAACCACCTTCCATCCAAACATTCTTTACGAATGTGAAAAAGTCTTTAAACAACTTCATGTAAACAATCTGCTGAATAAAATTTCCGACTCCTACTGTTCGAGTTTTTGGCTCTAAGATCTTGTTCTCTCCTACAAGTTCATGCTTACGAAATTCAAGTTTATAATTCTGAGGAATTTTTCCTGCGATATATCTATCTTCGTAAAATTCGACTTCGTGATAAACTCTCTCTTGAATTTGCCAAAACTTTCCTTCTGCATTATAGCGAATCATAGGTGTTTTTCCAATTACACCTCTTTCTTCTTTATAAGGCAAACCTGCTGATGTTGTCACATCTATACTTGTTGAGCCAGGCATCCTTATTCCAGTTATTGCTTGTGCTGTTGTCAGGTTCCGAGCAGTCCAAACTTTTGGAATCCAATTCAAGTATATTGCTTTCAAATAAGATTTTGCAAATTTCTTTTCTTCTGTGTTCATTTTCACATAGACTACTCCTGCTGATTTGTTGAGTGATTTTTCAAGGAAATGACGAGATCCAGGAGGGAATCTAGGATCTGTTTCAACTTGTCCTGCGGGTTGAACTTCTGATGGAAATTCATTAAACAATGGAGTCCTTTTGAAGCCTAAGCTTGTATCAACTGATTGATTTCTCCATGGCGACGCTTTGACAATTTGATTGTGTTTAAAAATTCTTTTCTTTGGATGGTCAGAAATTTCCTCAACATCATGCAAACAAACATCAATTTTATCTCTAAATTCAAATTGCTTCATGACTTTATCGATATCTTCTCTTGATAATATTGCAACATATGTTGTTTGCATACAAATATTGCTTTGATGAACTATTCCCAAAATTGACGATGGTAATGAGTCATTGTGGTGCATGACTACCGAGCCTGAATCTCCATGGACTGTTTGACAATCCATAGCTAAAACCCTTCCTTTGTGTGATCCATAAGCTCTTGGATCTACTGGATTATACAAGACATGATTTTCTTGCACCACAATATCTCTTTCTCCTTCGAAAGTTTTCAAATTTCGTTGTTTTTCTCTTATTGAAATCACTGTTCCATTAACATGCCTCAATAGCATCATGTCATCTCTCAACTCATTCTCTGTTATCCACTTTCTTCTCAATGATTTTGTTGGTCTGAATTCTGGTATTGATATCAAAGCATAATCAGAATCTGGAATATGTTTGACCTGTGATTGAAGCAAATCAAATTCTTTAATCAATTCTGTTGTTGTTGGATCTGCAATCTTAATTCTGGCCGGATATGTTACTTTACTTAAACCATGATTTGGAGCGACAAATATATTTCCTGAATATGCCAATAATTGGAAGGATGATTCATTCACTTGTGCTTTAAAACATGATCTTGAGGTTGCTCTTGCTAAATCAGTATTTTGTGATACTGGCCTTACTCCTTCCTTCTTAACTCCAGGGAATATTGTTCTCTGTGGACTCTGATTATAAGCCACATTTCCTGGTGCTAACAATGTTCCAACTATGGATGCTGTAAAGAATAAACCTAAGAGACTTAGCATTACGAAGACTCCATTCAACAATGGTTTGCCAACATACTCAATGATCTTATTATACAACCATTTTCCTGCTCTTGCTGTTACGTCTGCAAGCCCAGTTATGTGTCTCTTAATTGCTTCCATAAATGCGACTCTCTCTGGGAATTCCTTTGCTTTGTTTATCTTATCGGCTAGATAATTGTCTTTATGAAATGATGTTACTGAATCCAATTCAAGTAATGCTCCTAACACAACACCATACTCGTGGTCATTAGAGATCGGTTGACTCAACTTATATCCATAAGTTGATATACTCTTACCTCCTAATAACTTCACGTCGATCTTAGAAATTTCTCTCCAATCGGCTCCTTCCATCATATAAGCGTTAGTCTCAGTTGAAGGAGTCATGTAGGCATATTCAACCCCATCCACGACAGCAGTCTCGAGCTTGTGTTGTGTTACTTTAGCAGATACATCTTGCCTAAACAAATTATCTACACCAAATGAATCGCTGTAATCAGTGTAGAATGCTTCTTCCGTCTGCTTCTTCTTTTCATAAAAACGATCCATCAACTTAAATTGCTTTTCATATGCTTCTTTCTCTTCTTTATTGATCTTCATTCCTCTGACTTTCTCTTTCAGAGCCTCAATATTTCCTTTAAGGACTTTTTCAAAATAATCCTTAACTATCTTTGCTCCTTCCTTAACAACGTCAATGTTTGAATCCTTGTATTCATCAAGTTTACTATCAACCATAGCCTTGTAATAAAGCTTAAGCTTTGACATTATTGGATCTTTTTGAGATGCTCTTTCCCATTCAGTTGACATATGTTTAATCAACATATTAGCCAAAATCTTTTTCAACTGTTTGAAATTCAAACCTTCAAGTTTCAGTTCTTTTCCATTGATACGTTTTGTGACTACTATCGAACCATTATCATCTGGGACCAAGAATGTGAATGATAAATGTTCACACTGTGATCTATTCAATTTCTTTTCTTTGCAATAATTAGAAATAATCTCAACGACGCTGGAACCAGTCATATCTGTTGTTGATGGATCTGAGTCTGACTTCCCTGCTTTTGTAGCCACTCCAAGAAGCTTAGCCAATTCTGGAACTGGATCTACTTTAATCAATATCCTTCTTCTCCATAATGCTGATGGTTCTGTCATGTTCTGTGGTTTTGGGAAAGGAACATTTGTGTTGGAAATCATTATTTTACTCTCAATTGGACGACCTTTCTCTGATAAATCTGCCATATTTGCTAAAACTGTATTTCCGGAACAAATGTAAAGTTGTTGAATAATTTTTTCAGGTTCAGTATTTGTGAAAACATTTACGTCGTCAGCATAAAGAACCAATTGCCCAACATAACCATCCATATACTTGAGATTTTCATTATATGCATATACTTCCTTTATCGGACTTGTTTGTAGAATAGCATTAGATACTAGTGCTTTTTCAACTGGTCCTTCCATAGTTTGAGCTTGTTTTATTGTTCCTATTTCATGCGCTTTTGTTAACTCTGCTATTACGGCATGAGCTAAATCTGTCTTTCCATACCCTGGTGGCGAACAAAACTGAACATGGAACAACTCATCTTGTGGAAACATGTTGCTCAAAGCAATATGAACTTTCTCTGACCTTGACAAGAAAACTTTGGCATATTTTGTAAATTCAATTCTAACTTCCTTATCCATATCCAATGATCTGCTAAGTAAAAATGCATGTTCTTTTTCCAAACTGAGCCACGTCATACACAACTCGGGTGATTTAGGAAATACTCTTATTACTTTTTCAGATATGAAAGGAGCAATTCTTTTCATCCAATCCGTTGCTTGTCTATTCAATTCATATTTGGTAATGTGATCCTTGATTATCTTTCCTTTGAGCTCGTCTACTATCCATTTGAAACATGACAATATCATCTGATAAACTCGTGGTACCATAACCAATCCACCTCCTACTATTGACAAGTTCTTCATGGTTTCGACTATATTCTTGCCTATGATGTTATAAGAATAATCTTTTGCTTTCAATTTAAAAGCCGTTCCTAGTCCAATTGCTACTAAACCAATAAGTGCTGTGTTGTTTGAATTCACTGCATGCAAAACTTTCTCCCAAATGGATAAATCCTCAGTTTGCTTATCTGCATCCAGAAAATCATCTCCCAGATTTGTTTCTGCATTCTTAATATTGTGAGGTATCTTCTTGCAAGGTCGAAATTAATGCATCAATATCTTCATCATCAACCGTGGGAAAAACCTTATGCCAAACTGCCGATAACATAGATCCTACGGTTCTTAATGCTGCTAAAGCCACATCAAGAATTCCTATTGTTCCCAAAATATCTAACAACAACATATATTGAAGTGTGGTGTTGTCTGTATTCTTCCAAATCAAATAATACAATAATGCTGTTGTAGCTGGGAATGTGTTCTCGAATGGAATTCCAACGAAGCTTAAAATTTTAGACAAAGCTTCATTAAACAATGTATTTGCAATATTCTTAGCTGATGCCAATGAATTTTGAAAACTGGAAAAATCAGTTGTTCTGATCAGCTTCGATGATGCATCATTGTCTAAAAGAGTTCTTATCGAATCTTTTTTCTTATCCCATAGATCATTGATCTCCTTCATAGTCTTCTTTGTTTCGAACGACGTCGCCAAAAAATCTTTCAAATCCGAATAACATTTCTTCATTCTATCAAAATATGAGTCGTTTATAAACTCAACTTTTGAATATCTGATCTTAAACAGTCTCTTTACATTATCAACTGAGTTAAAAACATTCTTTCTTGATTCGAAACCAAATTCTCTGCAAAATACTTGATACTCCAATTGCATTCTTCTTGCAATCTTATATTCCTGTGGAAAAGTCTTAAACAATATATGACTCGAGTGAAGCAAATCAATATCTTCAGGATTTTTCTTAATCTCTGCGAATAACATTCTTTGTAATGTCGCCGTTGTTGAATATGCATAAATTCTCTTAGACAAAAATTTTAGCATATATCTTCCTAGATCTTCATCATCCACTGTCTTGAGTGATTCATACATTGCTTCTTCAAAATTCGTTCTTAACAATCTAGTCAAAACCAATTTCTTAACAAAACTTTCTTCCTTGCTCAAATTTTCATGTTCTGATCTTAATTGCATAGGAATTTTGGTCGCTTCACTGAGTGCAGCGAAATCAAATTTCAATTCTCTGTTTATTACTTCTTTATCTCTTAACAATCCATCTCTATACATAATCAACAAATCTTCATACGGCTGTTCCAAATTTAACTCTGGACGCAAATCGTTCAATTTATAATAATTAGGAACCTCTGTTGAATGAGGTTCTGATACTCCGGTCAATTCCAAATGACTGCCATAAACTACTCTCTCTGATGGTATTACTACGACATTAACTTCCTTTAATAATTCCCAAGCTTCTTCGTGCGAAACATCAATGCGGTTTTGTTTCTTCAACAAATCCACATTAGTGAAAAACAAATCTGAAAATAATTTCATCATTGGTCCATACTTATTTTCAACTCTAGTATAGAACATCTGAACTGTTGTTACCAATGAAGAATAATGTATGAGCTGCGCTTTTGTCATCTGTTGTTTTTCTACTGAATGAATACAATGTCTGTATTTTACAGATGAGATTACTTCTGATGTCCACCACTTTGTTCCTATCTTTACTCGCAATAAATTTCTGGGCAAGAAATTAAAATTTCCAACTTTCCAGAACTTTCCTTCTGATTCTCCTAAGGGAAAATCTAAGCTCAAGTTTGACAATAAATTTTTGTCAGGCTTAATAATAATTCTTAATTCCGGGTTAAAATTAGTATGATTAGAATATACATTCTGTAATGAATCTAAAGTTACTGTGGCTAAAATACGAACACTTAATTTATTATCCATGGCGTGTTGGATCTGTTCTACTTGTTCATCTGTTACCTTAATATATACATAACTATCATCAGCTGAATGCTGATGTTTCAAAAATCTGACTCTCAAACCATACTTAGTGTGTAATTCATTGAAATCGTTATATTCTGTAATCGTTGCCAAAACACGAGGAATCTTTACTGTTGGTCCTGGATTCTGCTCTACTCCTCCTATTATTAAGAGTTCTTCAACTTCTGGGTCAATTTCCTCGATTGTGTTCTCCGTGAATTTTTCCATATTTTCGAATAATTTTGTACAAGCTTTATGTTTAGCCTCTTGTTTTTTAAATGATACGCTTTGTCCTTCAAATTTATTGCCGAAATAAACAATAGTTACTTTATAACTCCAGCTCGGTCTCTCATTCCATTGTGTGGTCTCATATTCTTCTACCACTCTAGTAATTCCTTTACTTTGCAATAATTCGTTAAATTTTGCAATTGGAGTTAAAGTTGTTGCAAATGTTGGCATAACAATTTGAGTTTTTTCAAAACCCTGGGAGAGGGTTGCGCTTTCAAAAATCGTGTTATTCATCTTGGTTGTACTTTTCATATTTTTCCTTTAAAAAACTTTGCAACCTACACCCTGTGCTCTAGGGTCCAACTACGCAAGGGTCGCGCTATAAAACAAATTCTCCTTTCTCTAGCTACTAACGTAAAATTCATCAAGGTCTCTAGTCTGCCCTCCACGAACAAGTCCTGTCAAAATTAAACCTTCTGCTTTTTGTGTATGAAACATTGTATTTGACACATTACTTAGTAAAGTCCCAAAACCAGTGGAATCATAAGACAAAAATAGGTCTTCGCGGAGTCCGGTAGGTTTTATAGTATTTTGTTTGCCTTAATTCTATGTTTTTACCACTTCGACAGTGATGCTTTCTAATAAGTGTGAGACAATCCGAAGGCCCATCTCCCAATAGGCTGTTTGTCCTCCTCCACTCTTATTAGAAAACAAAATGCTATTTTCTCTATTTTCTTTTTATACTGAGTCTTAAGGACTACCAGTCAACTGAAATTCTTAATTAATGTTCCTTAAATGACAACAATGTGACTTCATCCGTAATAACGTCTGAAATCTTCTTCTTAGTCCTATTAATTTTGCTCGTTAAACTATTGATAGTTGGTGAAAACAAATTTGAAATGTTAGTCCATGTTGGACAAATTAAAATTGCTAACGTGAAAAATATTATTGTAAAAAATAAACGTACTTTCTGATTTACTACTTTCATCATCCTGTTCTTTGATTTTCCTCAGCCTGAATGGCTCGCATTAAAGTTCCAACTAATGAACCAAAAGCGTTTTTATATCTGATTGCTTTATTGAATCGTGCATGATGTTTTTCCTTCCTCAAAGACGGAATAGCTCCTACATCTCTCGGGAGCCATTTCCAATCAATGAAATCGTCATAATGATCTTTGTTTGTAAAAGTCAAACTAAAATCCAAAATTTGCATCTCATCCGATGTCGGATTTAAAGGTATTATTGGTAACATTGGTGTGTAAAATTTCACTCTAGACCAATCAAAATAAATAGCAATATTTATTGTGCTTGCTTGATCATGAGGAATTGATGTTTGTGGTCCAACAATAATCCAATCTTCTAAGAACTGATTTGCAAATGGAAAATATTTTTCTGACTTGTTATCAACTTCTTCCAATTTTGATATTTCATGAACTTTTTTAGCTAAATCAGTTATGACTGTATTATCTCTTCTACATGGGGTAATTCCTACATGTCTATTCAAAGATAAATCAATTACTGCAAACCCATTTGGTGCATAATCAATCGGACTCATAGAATCCTGCATAAATCTCAATCCTCTATACTCTTCATCCTGAGAATAAAAATATCTTGTTACTCCTGAAACTTGTGCAACTAATAAATTTCCTGATTGTGCTGTATTTGAAGTTATACGTAAAGCCAACGAAATGTCACCTTCGATATATCTATGTGAATAATAATAAAAAAGTGCTGGTAAAGCTACTGCCTCCCACTTAATTCTCAAACCTTCCATATTGTGACTATAGACGGTTGGTTGAACTGGAAATAAATTTCTGAAAAGATTATTAGCATGAGGGCCACGCATATTTGGTATAAAACCATCTATATTAATGGCGAACATAGCTTCAGAGGATATTTTTACTATTGGGACATCCATATCTATAGATATTCCAGTATAAGTAAAATTAGAAAATTCTTGAGGGGTGATTTGACGAAGTTCTGGAGTGACATACGGATCCGCTGTCTTAAGTGCTGACGTATTAATTGGATTTGATTGTCCTTCTATTAAATTCATATTTTAATTAAGAAAAGAAATAAGGAATAGGCACAATATGTACATTATCCCCATACTTAAGTGCTCCTTTAACCATTCTTCTACCTGCCATTACTTTCATGTTCTGTGAGATTGCTACTAACCATACCATAACTTCAAAATCATCAGGTTGAGTAAGATTATTTTGATATGTGTTGGCTACGAAACAATTCAAAGATGTTGTCGGGACGTAAGGATTAATTCTGTTAGATCCTTCATCATAAGCATTCGTATTTGTTGTTACATTATTTGTCATCCAAAACTGTGGGACAGAAAGTACTTTCAAATCTGATGCATCATCAAAAGAAAATAACTCATTATGATTATTTAAAGTTCGCTCATTATATTCTTGCTGACCTATATTAGTATAATCCCACATTGCATGCAACCTGACTTCACAATCTGTGATCTTTACGGGTTTCATAAGAAGAACGTACTCCATTTTATTCATTTTAGAGTAATATGGTTGAACTAGTGACCATGGACAGAATCCCACTCCTTCATTATCAATCGGTGGTGTATATTTGGCTAAACCATTCTTGAAAACTGACCAATTGTAAATTTTATCTCCCACAACTTGACTATTAGAGACTTTAAACCGATCAATTAAGATGGGAACTTGCTGAAATAAAGCATCTGGAACTATCTCTTTATTTAATTGTGGAGATTTAGTTATTGAAAAAGCTGCTGATAAACTTAAAGGTGCTGACGCATTAGTGCCACCATCTGGTGGTGTTGGATTTGTTGTAGATAAAACTTCCATTACTGCATATCTGAAACTGGAACCTGAGTTCCTAAATTTGATTGTACTGTTGCTACTGGTGCTGAATTAAAGGCAGAGTTTAAACCTGCTGCAATTAAACCTCCTGCTAAAGCTTCCGGGCCTAAAAATGCTGATCCTGCTATCATTCCAACATTCTCAATTCCTACAGTCTGATCGTGTGAAGCATCTGCTCTTGCTTGAAAAGAAGCTCCAAAACTACTTCCTGCGACGCCTTGTCCATTAAGATCTCTATTGACATCCTGAGTGGCTTGAGAATTTGCCAAACTATTTGCTCCTGCTGCTGCAACTGCTCCTAACATAGATGCATCTGCCGATTCTAAAGCTATTGATTCTGGAGTTAATTCTTCAAGCGGTTGTTCAATTTCTTCTTCTTCCTGAAAGCTATTTAAGCCTGCCGTTAATTCATCCATAGTAATTGGTTCTTTATTTCCTACGTTCAATGAATTTAAATAATTTTGTCTTCCTTGTGTAGTTAACAACGCAGGCTGAGGGCCTGGTGTTGAAAAAATATGTGCTGGAGACTCGGGTTGGGTAAATCCACTCGAGCCAAAAATAGTATCAAACGTTAATGTGGAAAAGTGATTTACTGCTTGCATTTATATAAAGTGATTTCCTGCTGTTTCGAAATTGACAGCCTCTGCTACTACTCTGAAGTTTAGTGAAGTTGTTGGAGATTTTGTTTCTAACTGAGACAAAACCATTACTTTTATAGATCCAAATGAATAATCTCTAACGTAATCATTTATTGCTCCTGCTCCTGAATATTTAAACAATTCAAAAGGAATTGTGACATCCACATCAAAAGCAACTCCATTTCTGTTCTTAGGCTCAATAAGAGTTCTTGTAAGAAATTGTGTGGCTTGTTCTGCGCGAATTTTTAATCCAATTGTATCTCTGAAATAATTTTTATCTGGCGAAGGATCATAATAAACCAGTAAAGCTCCTTGGTATAAAGCATTATTAGTATTCTCAAAACTCAAACGAACTGATTTTAAATTTAAAAAAGTTTGGTAATTTAATCCAAAGGGTGCTAATTTCTTTACGAAACCAATATCCAATTGAATTGCATATATCTGATCATTAACTGTGTCTGAAAGTTTCCATAAAAATTTGTCAATAAATTTTTGCATAGCTGCTGCTTGCGGTATTGTAATTTGTGATGTGCCTAAATGTGTTGGTGTTCTTATCATAGGACTAAACATATTACATATTTGATCTGGTAATTGTGGTCTTGAGACAATAATTTGATTCTGTCTCCGAGTTTCTGACGCTGGATTTAATAACGGTGTTGTTTCAATTGAAGTCATATTAATTTCTTAATAAATTTCTGTGTTTTAAATAAACCGAAAAATATACTTATAAGGATTTCATCATATAAAAATTGGAACTCTGATGAGGGGACCTTATAAAAATACTTAACTTAACTTAAAATTAAGGGTTTGGTTTTGGGGGGGGGGTGTTTTTGGATTAGATCAATTAGAGTCTCTTAAAAATCTTATAAATATGCTCTATAAAATCTTTAAAATATAACAATAATCGAAATAACAAAATGTACGCTAGCCTAGGGGGGCCGCG